AAATGTGGTGCAGTGAGGCGTGGGAATGGCTTTAGCCATGACCTAGCCGAACGAAACCCAAAATGCCCGAACAGGGCATTTTGCAGTTACCGTTTGTTATGCGCAGTAGTGCCGTACTCCATTCTTTTTTATATCTTCATTTATTATATTTAATACTTTAGTTTCTCTTCTAATCCAAGGTGTGGAAGCACAATTATTTTCAATTAATTTTTTATTTACAGTATATGCTTTTTCAATTTCTATCCAGCATGGTTCATATAACAAGTCTTTTTCATAATTATCCAATTTTTGTTCAACCTTTTTATTATCAATTTCTACTGAATAATATTCTGAATTCATTTGAAATATTTTGCTTTTATCTTCTATTGCAATTGCATATTCAGTAATGATTCCAATTTTCTTTATAACTTTAACTATATTACATCCAATTTCTTCTAATACTTCTCGTTTTAATGCTTCTTCTATTGTTTCATTTTTTTCTACTCCTCCCCCAGGAAATTTATATTCATTTGTTTTTCTTAAAAGTACCATTAAAATTATTTTTTCTTTTAGTATTATTGCCCTAACTGCATTCCGCAGTATTATTTCACTGCTATTGAAATCCAGTAATTTTTTATCGTCTCGATAAAGTTCTTCACAAAATAACATAATGCCTTTATTATACATAATTTTTTTAATTTTGTCAATAATGAAAATTGATTTAACTATTTTAGGTACTATTGCGCATAACGTTCTAGGTAACTGACGTTTGTACGTAATTCTCTATCCCTATTTACAGATTATCGTTTTTTTATTAATTTGTCAAGCATTTTTTCAAAAAATATTAAAAATTTTAATCATTTTTTTAATGAAATTTGCCATAGACCCAGCGTAGACCCAATGCCATTTTATCAGTAAAGATTTTATTTTTCATGACCGATAAAAATTTATGCGATTATTTAACACTAAAGAATTATCACATGTTTTACAAATTAAATCAACCACAATAAATGAACTTGTCAGTAGAGGAAAAATACCTTATACTAAGGTACCTACAAATTATGGTGAAGTTATAAGATTTGTTCCACAGAGAATTAAGTGTTGGCTAAGAAGCAAACCATATATAAACATGGATGATAAAAAATATTTAACAAAATTTAAAACAGAAGTAAATAAAGAAAGTCCTCAAATTATTAATGTATTACGTGAAATTGATAAACAATTTTCCGAAAAAAAAGAAAAGAAAGGTTATTATTTATGGGCTAGAAAAAATAAAAATGGTGACATTATTTTTTATGCAATATATATAAAAGATGGCCATAAAATACCAACTAAAAGATGCACTTATACTAATAACAGAGAAGTTGCAGAAAGATGGGCTGTGGAAAATAGAGATAGAGTTTTAAATGAATATTATAATAGAGATGTTATTATTAAAAAGTATTCTGATCTTTATACAATATTAAGAAAATATTATACTCATGGATCACCATATCTTGAAATTGATATAAAAAGGGGTAGAGAGTTAAATAATGATTCAAGAGAAGCATATCATAACTTTATTTTACATCAATTTATTCCTTTTTTAAGAAGAAAAAAAATTAAAAATATATCAGAAATAGATACTCCTTTATTAACAAAATTTCAAAACTGGTTGCTGTTAGATCGGAAAGTAAATGGAAAAATTATTCTGGGAAATAAACCACAAACTGTAAATAGAAACATGAGCATAATAAGTTTGATATTTGATCATTTATTAATTAATGGCGAAGTTAAGTATAATCCGTGTAAAAGTCTTGTATGTTTAAAAAATCATAAAGAAAAAATAAGAGGTTGTTATGATATTACACAGCTCAAGGGTGTATTTAATAAAACATGGAAAAATCAATTATTTTATCTTTTATGTCTGTTAATTTATAGTACTGGAATGAGGAATTCTGAAATTGAAAAAATGAAAGTTAAACATATCATTTCTATGAATAAAATACGATTTATAGATATTACTGAAAGTAAAACTAAAAGTGGAATAAGATTAATTCCATTACATAATTTTGTTTATCGTAAAATTTTAACTTATATTAAGAAAAATAAAAAAGATGAAAATGATTATATTTTTAAAAATAATAATATAAAATATTTAAGTAGTGAGATTTACAATTCAGCAAATTCCTTATTAGCGAAATATGTAAAATTTACTGAAGATCAATTAAAACAAGAAAATATTACATTTTATTCTGGACGGCACTTTTGGAAAACATTAATGAACAGTGAGAATTTAGGCGAAATTGAAGAATTTTTTATGGGACACAAAGTTACAACTGATGTAGCCAATAGATACAATCATAAAGATAAACAAGGCAGAAAAAAACTAATTGAAAAAGCAATGAAAGTTTTTCAGATTTTAGATAAAAGAATATTTATAAAACGTTAACTAACAGTTAAGAAATTATAACCAAACAAACAGTAAATTTTTAAGCGTTACCTGTTTCGTTTTGATCAAATATATTGTGGTTATAATATTTGATAAAAAACAAAATATAGCATAAACCGTAAAGCCTAAAAGCCATTTAATCTGTTTTTGTACCTTGATTTTCAAGCTGTTGTAATTGGTCAAGAGTTCGTAAAAAGAGTTCTCTGTACTCTTCAACTGCTCTCCTAAGAGCTGCTTGTCCGTCTCCGATAGAGTTAACTGTTGTAATAATCCTTCCGAGGTCCTCTGTGAGCCAGCCAGCAAGCTCTTGAGCGAACTCACTTCTGATTCTGTCACGTTCATTGATGAGTCTACTTTCGACCAAAGATTCAATTCCATCTGCCGGAGTTGTGACGCATCCTGTGAAGTTAAAAGCAAAATCGATAAAACAAAAAATAAAAATAACAATTTTAATTTTCGCATTCATTTTTACTCCCTTATGATTTTTCATAAAAAATATGTGCATACTTCGCTATAGTATTATCTGGTTCTTTTATGTCACGTATAAATGTATTCCAGGGAACCCAACAATCATTTCCGCGGATGTTTGTATTCCATTCGTATGTTTTTCCATACGGATCATCGTAACATACATCCTGTGTTTTATCGTTGTATCCGACAAGTACCACAATATGATCAAGTGGCGATCTTCCCGGTCGTTGAAAAAGACCATTAATAACAACAGGTCTGCCATTTTTTATTTCATTTATAATATCAGTTATTACCATATAGCTTCTAAAGCGTGTTACCACTTTTTTCATCCATAAATTAGTACATGTAGATAGAACATCATGAATTTGCGGCGCCGGAATGTTCTTTGCCCAAGCGTTCATGCGAATATAATTTTCGTATGATTTGATACATTCTGGATCATTTTCAATAAAATCACGCAAGTTATCTTCTGGCTGTTTATAACGTCCTTTCGGGAAATCATTGACGTATCCCATGTAATCTAAAGCCATAATCACACTTGTTACATTGCATGATTCAAGCGGTTTTATTTCATTATTAAGCTGTGTATAATTCTCTTTATCAATATCAACTTTATATATCATTATTTTCCCCCATTAATTAATTTTTGTAAATTTTCCTGTATACTTTTATTTATTTGCAGATTGATACTTGCGTTTAAATTACCCCGGCTGATAAACTGATCCAATGCTTTAAAGAAAATAAAACTCATGCCTACAACACAGTACATAATCCAATATATAGGTTCATCATTTTTTGAGTGAAGAATAAAATAAGCTATTGTAACAATAATGAAAAATATACCTTCACGGGTACCGAGTGTATTTTTATATAATCCGATAAGCGCTTTTGGAGTAGACCATTTAAACTGTTGTTCAAGCAGTTTTATATTTTCTTCATGTAATTTTAACTGTTCAATAATGAATTGTTCTATTTCATCTTTACCCATTTTTTTCTCCTTAAAATATGGATTTTCTGTCAATAATTGATCTGTTAACATCTTTAATACAATCTTGAAAATACTTATCGCCTTTTCCGTTATTTCTTATTTCAAGACTCAGCTCATCTTTCCATATTTTTTTATAACCATGATCTTTTAATAATACTATTTTCATCTGATCAACGCTGTTTCCATCGCCTCCTAGACGCCAACAGGCAAAGGCCGCGCGGATTATATCGGTAATGCCAGCTTCAGAATTAAATATCAGATTCTTTTTTGCTGTTATTGTGACATCAATTAATTGTTCTTCAATTCTTTTATAATTTTTATCAAAATGTTTTTGTCTATCGATTCTTTCTACACTGTCTTTATCCAGCTTTTTTTCAATATCGATTAATTTATTTTGGATATTTTTTATGAATGTTTTTACACAATCATCGCATTCGTTTGTTTCAACTGTTTTGCTCTTAAAAAATAATGTTAAAATTAATTCCGGTTTCTTTATAGCTAATATTAAAAATACTATAAAAAAAACACAGATAATAAATGATATAGAAAATAAAACTAATATAATTGGATGATCTGACAATTGTAGGTAAGCATTAGCTTTTTCCTGTATGATTCCTTCAAAATTGATTCCATCCATATTTTCCTCCTGTGTTTCAAACAAAGGATTATATGGTAATATTTCATGTGATTAATTTTACGATTTAATAAAAACGTAATTCTGGCACATAGATACTACCGGCAAATCCAACATGTGAAATTTGTATAGTATATCTATTGACGCCAGTTTCTAGGTAGCCAATATTTTTTACTGTATTTATAATACCATTTATTTCATATTCTGTCAATAAAAAATAAAAAAAATTTATAACCAGATAGGAGGATAAATCTATGACTTACGGTTACATTCGCGTCAGTACAGACAAACAGACAGTAGAAAATCAAAGATTTGAAATAACGCGATTTTGTAAAACCAATCGAATTAAAGTTGATAAATGGATTTCTGAAACAATCAGCGGAACAAAATCGGTTGATAAAAGACAGCTCGGTAGTTTGTTAAATAATATCCAAAAAGATGACTTGATTATTTGTTCCGAGTTATCACGTCTGGGCAGGAATCTTTTTATGATTTTAAATATTATTTCGCACTGTCAAAATATCGGCGCTAAAATATGGACTGTTAAAGACAACTACCGGTTGAATGATGATATTCAATCTAAGGTATTGGCATTTGCCTTTGGCCTGGCCGCGGAAATTGAACGTAATTTAATTTCCCAAAGAACTAAGGAAGCTCTGGCAAGGGTAAAGGCAGAAGGGAAAAAATTAGGTAATAAACAGATAATCTATAAAAATGTTAAATTGACAGGTAAAGAAATAAAAACAATGATTAAGGAAGGCTTTACATATGTTGAAATAGCGAAACGTTTAGGTGTTGATACCGAAACGTTAAGAAAATTTCGTAATGAAAGATTGAATAAGGCTAAGTTTAAAAGAATGTATCCTGAAAGCAAATTACGTGCATCCTAATTCAATCGACCTTTTGGAGAGGGTACCGATCCTGACAGAATTAGGAATATACCAGGTAATCTAATGTTTGCCCTTCAAGATTTTAATCTAAATAGTGGTGGTGATGGCGCATTCATTCCATATGAACCTGGACAAGCACCGAGGATGACCAATCTGGGTGTAGCGAATGTAAATAGTAGAAGAATACGATTCGACCCATCTGCTGTTGTACCTGTTGGCCCTGACAATGCTCCGCCTACCACTTCTGTTCTTTATTGGCGCAAAATAGCTTAAGCAACACACCGCCAGTAAAGAACAGATAACGTTGGCGGTATATTGTTGTGTGGCTGACCGCCGCCTGTTTTATTGGTAGTATTCGGCCAATCTGTGTATGGAACATAATTGCCGCTCGAATTCGCTGTAAACCTTCCATCTTTTGCCCATGAAGAAAAGCGATGATCATGTTCTGGCATTTCTTCAATTGTTAAAGTATGTTTTTCTTCACCAGCAACGCCCTCTCCAAAAGGTCGATTGAATTAAGCGATACGCCTCCAACATAAAATTGAACTGGTGCGTGGAGAATTTTCAAAACCAGTTTTAATGACATTATCAAAATTAAAACTAATTCGGTCATATATAATTGAATTAGCCCCGGTGATTGTACCCCTTGCTGGTCTTCCACCTGTAGCACTAAGTCCATTAAATACGCCCATAGGTCTTGAGAAAACTCCAAGTTCACCATTATTATCAGACCATGAGAGACTTCCTGTCATTGGTCTTAGAACATCCCCAGTAGTACCCTCTCCAAAAGGTGGTCTGTTTCCGCCTGCCGGAGAAAAATATTTTCCGCCATAAACTAATACCGCTTCAACATAATAACCATCAAAATCACCGCCAATTACCTGTTGTCCTATAGCATAATCATTGACAGTATAATCATGAAGATACCTTTGAAAAACGACTTGTCCTTCTTCAAGTTGATCAAACTTTATAGGATCAAGCTGTGCAGGCACATTTGTCAGCGCTTCTTTGGCCTTAAAAAATCCCCAATCGTCACCATAAGGATCGTTTGGTAATTGCAAATGATACATTACTACTGCGTTAGCTGCAATGTTATTGCCCGGTGTATATGTTGTATAATTCGGTAAAGCCGTTTGTCTTAATCTGTACCCATAAGCCCTGCCGTTACATATTTCCCAATATCTTTTTCCCAATACAATACTATCGCCAAGTTTCCAAATTTCACCCCAGCCCTTGTCTTTAGGCGATAACCCATTTGGCAGTTGTACCTGTATGTCACCGACTGGATGTTCAAAATCGTGTAACAACCATTTAATTGCTTCAAGGTTAATTTTACCTTTGCCGCTTAATTGCGGAAAAACATAATCAGGGCTGTCTATTTCTGGGTCGCCGCCAACAATAAAACCTCCCATGTTTTCTGTAAATGATTTTATTAAGCTCGGGCCGTCATCTGCCCATTCAAATATCGGTGGGTCTGTATCTTGTGTGTTGTTTAGAATAAATACATTTCCGTTATATAAATTTCTTACGCTCGTGCTGTTCCATATTTTTAATGGATCATCTATAGACGGAATTTGTGACAAAGCATATTCGGTTAATAATAATTGATCATCTTGATTATTTTCATCTAACGCTTTTCCAAAATCAAACGCGCTCAAACGACCGCCGTTTCCTGTTTTTGAGTTTATTTCATTTTTTAATTTTTGATCTGTTTGTTGACGCTGCTGTGATTCGTTATCTATATTTTGTTGCAGTATTTGATCTGCCTGTTGACGCTGTTGTGTTTCACTATTTATATTCTGTTGTAATATTTTATCTGCTGATTGACGTTCATGGATTTCTTCATCAAACTTCGCCGGGATATTTTCAAGCCCTTCAGGGGCAAGTTCTTTAATTGCGTTAATAATATTATCATCTTCTTCTTTCCGCGATTGTATTTCATTATCAAGCAATTCTTTTATGTTATCAATTCCATCATTCACGCTGTTAAGTCTGCCGGCAACATTCGCAATATCTGTAATAATACTTTTTAATTTCTCCGGCAGGCCATTAATATTTTCTTCATCGAAATACTTAAGATCCTTCCAGTGATGCTTGCCATCCCCTAGCTTGAGCAGAATCTTGCCGTCCGCTGTTTGTTCAATCCCCCACATAGCGTTATATAATACTGGGTTTATTTTTTCCCATCCATCTGTAGTGTCATAATAATGTTGTACATACGCTTTCATTTGCTTCCTCCTTTATACTAATTTTAAATCGGCGATTACTGCGTCCTTCGCGTCACCTAACAGTTTGGCTACATCAGGAACTTCACGATATAATTCTTCGTCATACCTGATCATGTCCAATGCTTTTCTGATTTCATCTAACCGTTTGGTTAAATGAATCACCTTTTCAATTCTGTTACTGCCTTGTCCGAATACTTCCTGTAAATCCATACTTTCCTCCAAATTGGTTTTATTTTCTTTGGCCTAATAGGGCCTTATCTAATTCCAAATACTCTCTGAATTCTTTCAGTTTCTATTGCTTTTTCAACATCGTTTAAAGCTGCTACAGGTAATCCTGTTAAATACATAAATCCTTTTAACGTTTCCCAGCCTGCATTTCCCCATTCTTCATCTGAAAATTTATTAATCGCGCGAATACCTTGATCCAATACAGGGAAGTTACTTCGTCGCAGCAGTCGTATTTTACCGGTTCTTATTAAGTCTTCTACGGCATATGATAAGTCACCGCCGTATATCGGAATCATGGAAATTGGCATAACAAGCGCATCAATACCACGCTTCTTCAGGTTCCAGTCATCTTCATCATCATCGTCATCTTGCATTGCTCCTATAACAATCGCCAATAGCGCATATATTCCCCATGTCCATAAAGCCTGTAAAACACGTCCTTGTTTAAAGTTCGCAGGAGCGTCAATGAACAATTGCTGGAATATTGATGCTATTGGGGTTTGAAACAACATAAACATTCTAGCAAGCGGATGCTTTTCGCCTTTAAGCATCTGTATCTGATCCATTAAAACTGATGACGGCTGGCAGTCCCTTACAATCTGATCCGCGTATTTAACCGCTTCCGTTTCAATTTCTTCTGAAGTCATATTTGAATTTTTATTTTTTAACTCTGCGAATTTTTTATTATACGCGGCAAGCCATCCGGGCATAACGCATACAGTGTCAATCCACTCTTGTCCTTTCATAAGCCCTGATTCTACTTTTGAAAGTACCGCTTCAGCTTTTCCCATTTTGCCGGCCAAATACATCTTTTCCATTTCCTTAACAACCGCTGCTGCCGGATCGAAGTACCGCGCTTTCATGTACACGCTTTTCTCGCGAATCATGTCGCGTGTTTCCTGTTTAAGACATGATGCGCTGGCCGCCGCATATTCCCAGGGAAACATATATTGGAAAAACGGTGGAGGGCTTTCTATCGCCTGTTTAACAATACTGGCTATTCTCCCGCCAAGTACTGCGGCAGGATAATGTCCCTGTAACATTCTGCTTACTTTATCTAACGCGGCAAAATTATCCTGTACAGGCGGAGCCGCAAGCTCGCTTATAAACTTTTCTATAAAATCAATGGCAGCCTGCGAATGTCCGCTTCTTATTGTGTCGCGTAACGTTTCACTATCGTTTCCCTGGAATATTTGCCGCATTTCTTTATGAAGCGGATCGTACGCCATTAAATGTTCCTGCTTTACAATCATGCGGTCCCACATTGCGTAAAAACCTGCTTGAATTGCCTGCTGTCCGAAAGACGGTATATCTACGCGGCCTTTGGTCATTCCTCTGTTGATAAATCGCGACATACCCGTATCAGCCATAGCTTGTTCAAAATCATCACTTTCTTTTGCTACAACCCCTTCTCGCATAAGAGGCATATAATATTGTTCGCTTCCAAGCTCTTCGTTATATTCACGTGCAACAAATTCTTTAAGCCGCTCATAATTACCGTCGTAATCTTCTCCGATAATAGTCATTATCAATTTGTATTTTTCGTTCCCGTCCTTCGCGAAAAATTCATCGAGCTTTTTCATATCTTCATGATAACGTTCTGCAATCTTCGCTTCCGCGTGCATTTGCCCGATTAAATCCCAATTATCCGCAAGCGCCTTTATCGCGTTTCTTTCATTCTGGCTTGCGAAGTTACCAAATACAACGGCGTGAAACGCCCGCTCATTGAATTGCGCGTAATAGAACGTCAGCATTTCATCAAGCGTTTTTTCTTTTCCGTCAAATGTAATAAATCTTATCCGTCCCAGGTCTTTTAAATCGATTTTTGCGTCTTTAAGTTTTTTCTCAACTTCTTCGCGGCGCCGGAAAACATTTTCATTTTCCTGGTCAAACGCTGCGTATTCCCGCTGTGTAATAAAGTTATAAAGATATCCGTCTTTGCCGCCTTCAAGGCTGCGGAAAAAACGCCTGGCGTTATGCAGCGCGTACCAAACGCCTTTTAATCCGGATCGTTTTTCTTCCTCCAGCTTTGTAGATGCAGTGCCTTTCATGCGGTATCCGATGGCACCCTTAGGCATATGCTCTTCAATCGTCTTTAATATTTTTTCTCTGCCTTCCTGCCGCAGTACAGACCTTGCGTCTTTACGCGCCGCTTCGCGTTCACGGCCTTCTTTGCGCAGATTACTTACAACTCCGGCAAGAGTTTGTAAATCTTCTATTGTAAAATTTTCAACTTTAAAACGCCGTCCGGCATACTCGTTTTTATCTGCGGTTTTATCGGATACCAATAACCCTTCCAGCTTATACAAGACATCCGCAGGTATAAGGTCTTTCATTTCTTCCCGGATTTTATTGTATTCATCATCGCTAAACTTACGCAGTTCTTCAGTAATATCTATACCCATTTCTTCAAATATCGCCTGATGATTAAGCAAGTGTCTGTACAGTACCCGCCTGTCATGTGCATTGATTTTCCCGTATGCGCGGACTTTTTGCGCTGCCGCATCCTCGTATATTATCTTCTCAATCCGCTTGTATGCTCCCTGCGGCAAATGCTTTTTCAATGTATCTCTGTACTCTGCGTTAGTCGCAAATTCATTATAAAGTTGTCTTATATCTTTCGCGCCTCGTCCTATAAATCTTGCAACCGCCTCGTAACTGTCAAAATGCGATTGAATCCATTCGATATATTTCGCTTCACGCAGGCTCACTGTTTTTAAATCGGGCTTGCGAAGTATCTGGCGTAAATTCCTTTTTTTAATTTCACGGATTTCTGCGATTGCTTTCAACTCTGCATGTATTCTCTCACTCTCTCGTAACTGATTGCGTAATTCCATGAACGCTTCTTTCTGGCTAGGAAACAATTTTTCACGCATAAAACGTTCCATATCATCTATTGTTTTGCGAACTTCTTGATGTGCTTGAATAATACCTTTTTTTCTTTTTATTATGTTTCCTGTTATTTTTTCACGGCTCGCTTTTAATCCTTCATTACTTGTGTCTAACGCTTCCTGTTCCAGTAATATCTGCTGCTTGCGGGCGTTGCTTCTTGCAAGATCAAGCATTTCTTTATATTCCATAAAGCCTTTCTCGCGTTCCGCGATAAGCTTTCTTGCTTTTGCCATATCTTCTTTAAGCTGTCTTTCATATTCATTAAACTCGGGATCGTCCAATAACAGTGTTTTGTTATCAATTTTTTTCTTTATGCGGTCGCTGCTAAGGCGCCGTCCGATACGTTCAAGTTCTTCCGGGCTTTGCCTTTCAAGATATTCCTCATCGACAAGCCCTTCTGTATCAAGGCGTTTAATGCGCTTTATATCATTTTCTTCCGGCAGCCATGTATCGTCACCTGTCATCATCGCCCATGTTTCCATGTATTGAAGCGGTCGGTTGCGAATCATTCCCCGGATAATACGTTTTGTATGTTCGTTAACTTTTTTTCCTGAAGCTAAATTTTCAAACGCGGCTTTCCAGTTTCCGTTATTGGTATTAAAAACTGTTATCGCTCTGTCAAATATTGCTTCGTTCTGCTTTGTTTCCTCTTCGGTCTCACCCTGCTGCCTTTCCTGCCGCGCTCTATAAGCTGCTCCAATAAATTCATCGAATCCTTTTTCAGTGTTTATCATGTCAACGAAAGATTTCGCCGTTCTCTCTTCGCCTGCAAGTTCCGCGCGCAGTTCTTCGTTTTCTTTATCAGTATATATTTCTCTGGCGCCGTCAACCAATGTATTAAAGAACCGCGTTATTGCGGGGTTTTCTTTTCCTATTTTTATTGGTTCTTTGTTTTCCGCGTCTACATAGAAAGTGCCGTCTTCCGGTTTCCATTTATTTTTTTGGTATGCGTCCTCTATAATTACCTTTTCGTCAGCAGCCATTCTTTCAAGCCAGGACATTTCCGATTTGGTGAACAGCTTCGCCGTATCCGCGTAAACTTCAGCATCGATGCGCGGCGCTCCGTGTTTTTCCAGCAACCGTACTGATGCCTGCCAGTCGTCTTTTCTAACTAATATTGCAGCTTCCAATACAGTGGCTATGTCTATACCATAAGCAGCTAACGCCGCGGCTGCTTTATCCGCTGAAATTCCCGATACCGCGTTAGTCGCATTTTCTGCGTTTCCTTCTTTCGCTGCCCTTGTTATCGCATCAAAATATCCCAACGCTTTCGCTTTTCTAAATACTTCATCCGGCATCGCAAAATAATCCGCGTAGTATTCAGCCATTTCCGCGCCGTTTTTAAACTGCGCCGCTTCCTTAACAATATCAGGATAATTAACCATGAACTCGGAAAGCCCAGCGTCACGGAAGGCTTCGCTGTAATAGGTTTGTGTAATCTCTATTTCACTGTCACCATAGATAACATAGTTGTATCCGCTTTTTAATCCAATCTTTTCTGTATTCTTATCATAATATTTTGTTCCCTTTACACCTAAATGATCCAGTAAAAGCGAAGTTTCTTTTTTTCCTATTCTTTCAGCAAGGGAATTATATAAGGCTTTACCTGTTAGTGTTTTTTTTATATCTTCTTTTGCGGCAGACTGCGCTTCCTCAATTGTTTCCCATTTCATTTTTCCGTCAATTGATCTGAAAAAACCATAATTGCCGTCATGAAATTTTCGTAAATTATACGCCGGATTTAATTCTGACTTGCCATTTTTATTCCATGTTATTAAAGAATCCGCGACTTTTCTAACAACCTCCGGCTGCTCCGATATTGTTTTATCCCAATGTAATAGGTTTGTATCGTCAGGTATACTTGTATTATATAATTGTCCTTCAACTCCTTTAGTTTTAGATATTGCGTTTTGCGCCCACTTCGCAGCTTCTTTCTGGCTGTAAAATGTTCGTCCCCATCCGTGCTGAAAGTAATTTGATCTGTTCAGATCGTCTATAAACGGGCTGCCGTGGAACGCTGTCTGGAAATAAATATTATCCTGTAATGAATCAAATGTTCCGACATTACCCGTAGAAGATTTTATCTGGTTTGGAAACCATGCTACAAAATGTTTTTCACCATTTTTGTGTTCTTTAATTACTCCATCGTAATTCATTACACTGTGTACTGCGTGTCTGAAAGCAGTCGCGTTTCCCTTAAAAAAATCATTTTCAAGAGATAATAAATTATCATAGTTTTCTGCGGCTTTATGAATGTCCTTTTTTGTGAATCGCTTACCGCCGTTATCTACCCAATCTATAAGCGGGCTTTTTTCCGCATCATAAATATTAGGCGCTATCTCAATTATCGCTGCTGCTTGTTTTACTGTTATTGGATTTTCTCTTAAATCATCTTGTTCTTTGTTTAAAATAATTGGATTTTTGATATTTAGAAATAGTTCAATTACGTTTGGATTATCTTCTCCGCCTAGCTTAATATCATTATTAGAATTTCTGCGCGTTGTATAGCCTTTCGCTTCTTCTGTATCAGATGTAAAATAAAACCCACTACCTAATTGGTCATATCCCTTCCCTGTATATTCTATTTTAAATTCATCAATCGTTGTTCCTGTGCCGTGTAATACTCTTAACGGCTCGCCGTTTTCATCTATAGCTTTTGATACAGAATCGGGCTTGACAGAATTGAAAAATTGTATTAATTTATTATCAATGAAAGACGATGAGTTCTTTACGCCCGGGTCAATAATCCCGGAAACGACCGGAGCCATCGTCTTTTTGTATATTGATATATCGCTTATTGCTGTTGAGTGAATATTGTTTTTTCCGGTTTTTCCAGGCTTTGTTCTTTCTTCGTTGAGTGTAAATCTGATAAAGTATTCATTACTGCCATCTGAAAATTTATTTATATAATTATGATATGCCTTGATGTTCCTATGTGGTTTGTGCCCTTCAATATCTCTTTCAGATTCAGTCCATCCAAATATTGATGTTTCATAAAGTGCGGGTATGTCTTTAACTATTTTGGAAGTGTTATATCCTTTATGATCTAATATTTTTCCAATAGTATTGACTGGAATTTGCGCAATACGCTTGTCGTTTTTATTAATTAATTTTTTATCAGAGATTAACTGCGTTTCCGCTTCTTTTTTTGTAAGAGATTCACCGGGCTTTATTTTTTGCGCATCCAGAGCTTCTATTGCTTCGATCCGCGCTGCCAGCTCCCAATCCCCAAACCATTTTTTAAAGTTTTCAAGACGTACAGCATACCAGGCTTCGCGCCCTTTATCTTCGCCCAACGATTTTAATAACAGGCTTTCTTTGCCGTTCGGCGCTTTGTATTCCGCTTTCGTTCCAGCGTACTGCTTGCGCAGTTCCCGTATTTCTTTTATCACTTTCTTCTGACGCGCAGGGTCTGCAATCCTTCTGGCTCGTTTAATCAGCTCCGCAGTCGGACCATGAGCGCGATCCTGCTCGTCCAGCATTTCAAGCTCAGCGTTCTTTACCGCCGCCTCGCAGCGCACTTCATCAGGCAGGCTCTTGTCTTTTATATCGCGTTTTAATTTTTCTGAATATATTTCGTATTCTTCACTTTCGCTAACGCTTTCTGTATTTTTATTAACGTTTTCTTCTGTTTTTGTAACGCTTTCTGTAGATTTTTTAACATTTTCTGAAGCTGCCGCATTTGTTTCCTCCCCGAATAAACCGTCAAATAATGAACGTACTTCCGGTGTCAAGAATTTTCCTTTCTCAACAGCATCCGCAAGGTCTTTTAAGAATTCTTTTATCTTGTCATACAGATTTTTCAATGCGGAATTCTGTACAGATTTGGGACCTTCTTTAAGATACGCTTCCGCGCCGTAAGCGAGTTTTTCCATAGCCTGCCGCATCATCTGTTCTTTGCCGGCATCGTCCGCGCGGTTGTACTCGTCCATGTCTAAACCGGCTGCTTCCATCATTTGACGGAATAAAGCAGGGTCAATTGCTTCAGCCAATTTCGTAAAGGCGTGTACTCCTTCGTGAATAAACGTGGAAACATCGGCATCCTGCGCCGCGTGAATCGCCTTAGTTACTCCGTCTGCTCCTGTCACCGCAAAGCCGTGTATACTTGCCCTGGCTTCCTCGCGCTGCGCGTTTGTCAGATTTTTCTGTATTTGCTGTACTGCCGCGGCATCCGTTAATACGCCTTGTTTTGTCGCTATGAATCTGGCAGTCTGCTCGTCGCTCAAATTCATTTGGTGTAACCATTGCTGACTGCCTCCTGTCATCCGGTTCATGAAAGAATCGAAACTCATACCGAACCATTTACGCCCGACAGTATCATAAAAATCCACAACAGTATTTATTTGCGCGTCACCTGAAAGCTGTGTGTTAAGCGCTTTTAACTGGTTTGTGAAATTTTGTTTTGCTGTAGTATCCGCTTGTGTATCCGCGGCAGAGTAGGGCTGCCCGTCAGAATAGAATCCGCGCGCTTGACGTGTATTCGGCGCTATATTATCACGCGTTTGTTTTCCCCATCCAAAGCGTAATGAAGTTCCCGCGCCATTTGGCGCGTAACGCTGGCCGGAATATTCAATTTTTTTTCCGACATCGTTAGCGAAGTTTTGTAAGATTTCATTTTGCAAACCTTCGTATTTCTGTCCAATTCTGAATTCCGTTATCGCGACTGTGTCACCGCGCAGTTCATAATTGCCGATGGCATAACTGTTCTTTTCGCTCTTGCGCGGATCACCAACCGCGAATTCTCCGATCGTTAAACCATTCGATTCCGTATGACGGCTGTGTTCCATGTAAAGAATATTTTCCTTTCCGCGGTAAACATTACCGCTTTGATCCATCGCGCTGTATAAACGCCTGTCACTCAGCTCCGCAGCAATGCGCGATTCTTCGCTGCGGTAAGCCCTGCGTTCGCTCTCCTGGCTTTTATACATTTCCCTGATCTGTTCATCGCTTAAATTCTTTGTAAGAGGGTTCTGTCGCGCTGCCGCCATGAACTCGGGTTCATTGTCGATTGTTAGCGCAAGATTTTTTAAGTCCTGTGTCTGTTTCGCTGTCTGTTGAATATTCCCAGTTATATTTAAAGGAAGGCCCACAATGCCGAATCCAAGGCCGCCTGCCAAACCGCCAATGACAGCGTTTTGCATTTCATTCCAGAACTCCGGGCTTCCCCATGAATCGCGTTCGACAGGCGCGTCCTGCATAGCGTCGCCTAACGCCAGCATCGTCTGCTCCACAAGAAACTGAAGGCCTTCTTCAAATCCTTCGCTTAGAGTCTGCGATGCCGTGCTTAATAAACCTTTCGTAAGCGCGTTACTGCCTACAGGAGTTGTCATTATTTTTTTAATAAAATTCTTTGAAACAGTGTCCGCGATTTTTTTCTGCGCTTCCTGCGACAGCGCCCTGCCGCCGATTGCTCTGACCGCCGTGCTTCCCCAGCCTGCTACAACGCCAAGCCCGGATTCTATAAAGCCCTGTAATCCGCCGCCGATTATCGCAAGCCCTGCCGCGTTCTGCTGTTTAACTCCCGCGGCAAGAAGATCAATATATAAAAGCCCTGCCATCTCCGTGCTTGACGCGCTAAAGCTTCCAAGGGTATAACCGATCTTTAAACCGCCGACCGCGCCAGCAGGGCCCCCCGCGATGGCGCCGATACCGCCTGCGATTGCCGCGCCCGCTATTCCGCCAAGAATCGATTTGCCTGTGAACAGCGCGGATTGTATTGTGCTTGTGGCAATTGTTGTAAGCGCGTCCGTGGGCATCCCGCGCCCGAGTTCCGAGTTTGCTTCTCGCAGCGCGGTGATCTCTTTCCATAAATCGTCAGCCTGGCGCTGTAATGTTTCGCGCTCCGCAGCGTTCGCTGTTATAAGCTTCTGGTGTATAAATTGAAGCTCCAGCCCCATCCTGCCCATAGGCTCCATGTTCTTTGCTATTTGAATCGAATCCGTGATTGCCTGCCATCGGCTCTTGGGCATGGCGTATCTGTCTTGACGATCATTAGAAATAGCTTGCCATATTGCATCGTAATTATCAAAAACATATAAAGGATCGATTTTTTTATTTGCTACTTTGCCAAAATATGATGCTAATTCTCTTGCTGATACCATTTTATATAAATCATCATCTTCAATTATGCCTTGTTCTAACCAATCGTATAACGTACCATATTCACGTAGTGATAGACCAGCTCCTGGTCCAGATCGCATTCGTTCTTGAAATTCAATACGTTGTTCTAACTTCTCATTCCAGCTTTGTCTTATTTCTTCTTGACTCTTTAAAGGTGCAGTGCTATTTTCCTGCTGTGAGATTGCCGGTACATTTGGTTTGTATTGTTCCGGAGTTTCTGGAAGGAAAAAATTATGCTGCTGGCTTCGCTCAAAAAGATCAGACATTAGGTAAACCTTTATTAACTTCTATATCTTTTGTTGAATTACAGCTCATTGCACGCCTCTTTATTGTTCTTTTTATAGGCGGCAATAATTTTTTTATATGCAATTGAATTTACAATGCGTTTTTTATCTAATTGAATATATTCTTCAATCTCGGAGTCCCAACAGTAAAGTTTATCTTCAATTTGTAAAAAGTCAGATAAATTTGGCATATATCCCCCTTGTTATCTTTAGGAGGTATATGATAAATGGGTTGTGTTTAATTACCCGGCGCATAGACACTCCTATCCACAAATACTCACAATGTGGAATTAAATTAGGTCAGTATCTATTGACGCCTGTTTCTGGGTAGCCAATATTTTTACTTAAGACGAATATAGCATGGGTTGGAGCGGTTTGTCAATACATTTTAAAGGTTTTCAAGAAACCATTTTTAATTCTTTTACTATTATTTCTTTTATATTTTTTAAATTTGTGACTTTAAAAAAGCTAAACTAGCAACAGGCCATTGTTCCCATTTATTTCCATTAATAAAAAAAAGAAAAATAGAATACATTCCATCGCCTAGATCGTACTCAACTAACCATGCTCTGTTTAATTCCCAACTATGATAATGATATATTTGAAATCTTGCAGCATTTACAGCAAATTCCATAGAACCACTTATATCATCTAAATAATTAAATTGAATTATACTACCTTTTCGCCCATAATCAAATGCCATCATTGATACAAATGTACCAAATTGTTCATAATCATATACAGGTAAACTTTGTCTTATAACTGAAAAATCTAAATCATTATAATCTAAAGAAAATATTAGAGATGGAATAAAAACAAATAATGTGATTAACATAAAATTCTTCCTCATAAGAACCTCCACTTACTTTTCAATCCAATCCAATCCAATCCAATTCAAGCCGTAACAGATTCTTTAATTACCTGTCTACATTCTATATTAATCAAGCCTGCGCTTTCCATTGCCTTTGCGCGTTCTTCCATTGAATTAAAATTCACAGGTGTAAATTCCGAAAGCTGTTTTTCCGTGAGCGGCGGGCAGTCAGGATCATAAACATACGACCGGCTGGCAGCCTCCCTTATACGGATTCTGGCTGCTTCTTCTTCCTCAGGGATTAACTCTTTCCCATCCTCCAGGGAGTATTCCACTATTGGCATAAATCCTCCGTTCATAAGGTTCTGCAAGACGTGCCGATATTATCCTTGTTTTTTTTCCGCGTTCTGTATACACAACAAAAAGCAAATCATGGTATAAACCAATTGTTTGATACCTTTCTTCAAATACGCTGGAGTCATCGTCCCGTCTTTCTATTCTAAAGTAGTCAAGAAACACTTTAGATCCGTCTGTAAAATTCAAAAAATGATCACGGATATTTTCTTTTTCTTTTTCAGTATCCCATTCAAATTGCATATTTCCGCTCTCATTATTATTTTAACTTATTGCGGAAATTATTTCATCCCCATAGGGCGCTTTTGTGAAATCGGCTTCGGGAGTCATCAGAGCATCGAAGATCGTCTCTTTTTCTCCTCTTTTCCTGTCATTTTTAATTTGAGTCATTTTACTTAAGTATTTTTGATACAATTCTTCCGAGAATAGTTCTTCATCAGCTTTTACAATATCTGTCATTTTCCCCATCCTTTGGACCAGAAGGCTGGTTTTTATATTGGCATTATACAATACTGCGGTATTTTGTCAATCTGTAATAATAAAAACCTTCCGGGATATGGTATAATTCAGGGTGCTGGAAGCTTTGCCGCAAGAAACCAGCCGGCCCGTAGGGCCGGATTAATACACATCCCGGAGGGTAAAATGACAGATATAATAATTGGAATTGCCAATAGCTTAACAATGGTTAAAGGAATGTATGAAATTGCTAAACAAAGCAATAGTTCAATCTTAATTAAGCAAATTTCTGATCTTAATATCCAATTATCTCAGATTCAAGATTTTGCAAATCTAATGCATAATGAAAATCGTGAATTGAAAGCCCAACTCCAAGAAGACACCGATAACCCATTATCTATATCTCAATGCGGTATTTATTTTGATACCAATAAAAACCGATATTGCGCAGGTTGTTATGACGGACCAACCAGACGCCGTGTTCACCTTACATATCAATATGCAGGACAGGATTATATTAAATATTCCTGTCCAGTATGTAATACTGAATATATAGATAAAAGCAATATTGGATTTGTAAACTCTCACCCGCGTAAGACAGGATGGAATCCTCTTGACTATTAAACATTTTACTCATCAAGTTTCATCGTTTTGTCATATAATTTAGTTGAAAGTTCGAGCATTTCTGACGATAATTTATATGCCTGTTTAACCATTTCATGTGCTTCCAAACATTTATTTGCTAAATCTACAACCAACCTTGGATGTATTATTGTATTAAAATATATTACTATATTATTTAATATCTTTTTCATTCTTTCTCCTCATATGACTTTAATTTAGCAATATATTGTTTTATTTTTTTCTGTGATTCTGTTATTATTTTTTGGGCATGTTCTTTTGTTTCTAATGTTTCCTGCTGTTTGGTTGCTAAATGTAAAACCAGCTTCGGATGAAATATTGTTACAACATAAATAGCAATATTTTCAATAATTTTTCCCATACTCTCTCCTTGTCTTTTTTATTTCAAAAGCGCAACGCGCCTTTTATCCGCTATCTTGTCCCAAGCTGCTGGTAATAAAAATCGTACCAATATCTTTTCTTTTCTTCCAAATTAGTAATACGTGCCCAATTTTGAGGACCTCCATTAAAAGTCGGCGGCATATCATTTATATTTATACTCTGACCAGTTAACGGATTTTTACCATTGGTTATTGATTGGCTTATTACTGTTTGAGGATCATTCATCAACCTTACAAAATATGCAGCCCAAGATTGATTCCTCATGGTTTCTGTATTCCGTGCATTACCCCATTGACTTATTGGTATTGCCATATCTGGAGGCGGCAGAGACATACTACTAAATACATTACCTGTAATAGGATGTACATTAGTTGATATAGATTGGTTATAATCATTAAGTGTCTTACTAATATTATTTGCTATTTCATCCCTGGTAAGTTGTCTCTCGTATAATCCTTGGGTATCCCAATCATTAATACTTTTATTCCATATTTTTACGACTTCATTTGAACTTTCATCATAATCCATATAATATACTTCACCAGTTGATATAGAAGTAAATTGCGCTTTTGGAATTATATCACCTTTTTGGTTGCCTGAAGTCATCCACGATATTGTAAGATCATCTGGATTTATGCCAAGTTTATTTGCCAAATTTAATCGTTCACGCTCTGCAAATTGTTGAATTAACTCACCTTGATCATTATTCCTAAATATTACCTTGCTTCCGGTAGCATCTGTCGGACTTCTGTCTTCAATTCTTGTTCTAAGGAATATCATATCATCTGCATCAGCTCCCATAAGCGTTCTGCTTATTTCTGCATTCTTAATAATCTGTTCTTCTTCAGTATTTTTTACAGGTACTTCTGTTAATATTTGTAATAATCTTTTGCCGGTAAAATCACGCATTTTATCTCTAAGAACAGCCGTATCTGTGATTCCTTGCCGGTATATTAAATTTTTAAAAAAACTTATTGCAGATTGCGCGCGATCTATTGTAAAATCTTCATGATAATAATCACCACCGCGGGTTGTATATGTTTCAGCTCTCATAAACATATCAAAATCTTCTAATAATGAGGGGTTCGTATCTTTTAAGAAGTCTCGGAATTCATCATAGAACCCCTTTAATAATTTGCCTTCTTCTACGTTTTGCCATTCCTCCATAGCCCATACTGTATTACCTCTGGCATTTAAAAAAGCTTCACGTTGAATAAATAATACTTTATCTACTGCATCTTCAATACCTTTGAAAGTATATCTTTTTCCATTAAGAGTATATTCATTTCCATTTATTGCGGCAGTTAATAAAGTACGCCAATGGAATGGTATTGTTATATCTTCAGGCTTTCCTCCACTATTTAAATGAGCTTCAATTGTTCTATAATCAAAGAAGCCGCTTCCCCTGTCGAGGTATTCTTCATTTGTATTTGCGCGTTCAGGATTTCTAGTATTGTAATATTTATTCCATTTGGCGCCTTCGACTTTCGCGTAAGCAATGGCAGCTTCAAGTTCACCATGCATTATCATACGTTCAAAGTAAGCCTGTTTTTCACGAAACGCTTCAAAATGCTCGCCATGGATCCGCGCGGTTTCGTTTTTAAGCAGGGCTTTTTCCCATTCGTCTTTCCCATGGAAACCCCAGGCCTGTTCTTCTGTTCCCGTGACATTGCCTGCTTCGTCGTAAATATTCATGGCATTGGAAGGCATAAAACCAAACGCGCTGTGCACGTAATTCATGGCAGCTTCAAGCTGGTTCACGTCATTTATTCTGCCGAGATAATCGACAGCGAATTTTTCATATACGGCGCGTTCTGCCGCCTGGCGCAGTTCGTTTTCCTGCTGCGGAGTAATCGGCCTATTGGTCTTTGACAAAGCGATTCTGTTATTTATGGCGCCTAGTGTTTTCTGCGGATCCCAGCCTGCGGACATATAGGTTTGAACGTCATTATTAAAATGAACAATTTCCCTGCTAATCCGCCATTCATCCTGCTGGTTAAGCGAATAATTGCGCGCTGCTTCCAGAGATTGTTCCCTTAAATAACCCATCTGCTGTTTGTAATAATGCGAATAATTATTACTAATGGTTGCGTATTGTTCATCGATATAATAATTTAGTTTGCTAAGATATTCGCTATACGCGTAATTATCGCCTTCTTCATTTGCCGCGCCTGTATACTGGTTGTCACGGATCCAGTTTTGGATATTTGTCTGTATTTTTGCGCTGTCAACAGAAATTTCAAGATCGTTTTGTTCTTTTAATTTTTCAGTCGCGTAACCGGTTACTCTCTTTCCGAAATTAATAGAAGCGTTAAAAGCATCCTGTATTGTAGCTTTACCCATGAATTACTCCCTACTTAAATTTATTTACACCTTGTTTCCAGCCAATATTATTCCAGGCGTTCTTATTTGTTTTAATATAATTACCGGTATATTTACCGTTGTTTCCAAGGTTCATTTGATTAACCGTATTTTCAATACCAAACCCAAGATCGAATCCTCCTGAAGCGCCTGACAGGACACCAGTAAAATAATCAAGGAAGCCCGGTTGTGACTGTTCGATAGCCCAGTCATAATCAGACTGTCCCAGTTTATAAATATTCTCATTGTACGCGTCCTGTGATGTTTTCTGATGATGCCTGTATCCGCCTTCCATCCAGGAGATTCCTTCACGTTTAATGGCATCAGCGGTTAAATTGGCACCTGTAATAACCTGATCCATATAATTGACATTCTGTTTATTTTGCATATCGATATTTCTTTCAAGGCCCGCAGCAGCATAAGCGCGTATCATTTCATTGGCAGCATCCCCGCGGGTACCGCCTGCGGCTTCCGCAGCGACAGACGCGCCGATAGCTGAATCAGACTGAATCCTTGCGTCCTGTATTCCGAACGCCTGGCTTAATAAAGAAGCGTTATATTCGCTTGTTGCGTTGCTCAATTGTTTATCAAGATTGCTTCTTTGAACGCCCAGCTGGTTTAAAGCTTCAGATTTTTGAATAGAGTACATTTCATCGCTGTACTCTTTACCAAGCAGGTATTGCTGTCTTGCCGATTCTTTCTGGCGTTCAAGAGCTGCTTTTTCTTTTTCGCCCTGCTGCCATGTAGATAGTCCGCCTGTAATTGCGCCGACACCTGCGCCTATCAAAGGTATTAACCACATCATTATTAATTAACCTCCGCATTAATCGCTAAAATTTTACATCGTGTAGGAGAATCGTGAATGAGTTCAAACATAACGTCGCTGTCCCATACACCCGGGAATATAATTTTCCAAACGCCTGTGAACGGTTCATTCGCGGTAATAGTATTGATTTGCCCGTTCGGCAGCGCTTTTATTTTTGGAAGGCAGCTGTCAAGGAATCTGAATAAAAGATTTTTGATATTATTCGGTTTCATTTTATTATTCGCGATGATCGGCATGCTGCGGATTCTGCTGGTGTACGGATAACCGATAAAGCCGTCGTCAGTAATAATAAATCCGTTTTCATAATTTGAAGTATCGCCGTTATATTTCATGCAGCTGTCAATATAAACATCAGAAGATTCTTGCAGCACTTCAAGGAAGTATTTATCAAAGCGTTTTACAAGCATGTAAATATCGTCATAACCATTGACGCCGGGGATGACAGCGATGCTTTTTATTTTACCGTTTGTTGTCAATCTGGACCATGCGAAGGTACCTGTGCTGCGTTCGTAGAGCAGGGTAGCGGCAATGCCGTCTTCGCGTGTTATAAAAAGCCTTGTATATGGGGAAGTAATAAAATCAAATTCTAAAGCGGGGCTTTCGCGCAGCATATTATCCGACATCAATGCCATATTGTTCGCGCGAAAATTATTATCTTCCTGCGGGATGTAATATTCAACAAGAGCTTTTTTTCCGGTCTGGAAAAAGCAGGCAGCGTCCCCGATGGCGGCTCCCTGGATTAAATCGCTGCCGTAACGGCTGTTTAATGTTGCCACTACATTTCCGGCGTATACGCCCGGGGGAATAATCCATTCGCTTGTTTCGGTTCCAATTATAAGGCCTTTATTAACGATAAGCCATTGAATGGCATCATGCAAATCTGAAGCAATTTCAAAAGTGAAACCGCAGTCAGGAGTGGGGTATGAATCAATAATATAATCCTTTGTATAAAAAGCGACGCCTGTTTTAACATCAGTGCTTTCGTGATTAATTCCAGAAAGTATTTGCTGATAAATCTGGGCCGGTGTTCCGTACAGTGTAAGATTTGTTCCCATGATATAAACAGGATATTTCATTGTGTTTTGGATTGCCGTATGGAAAGCGTTTATAAACTGGTTAAACGTATTTTCATAAAAAACTATACTACCCATTGCTCCTTCTGTGCCGGAACTTTTAGGGCTGCCAATTCGTTCGTAGATAAAATTATATAGATAATTAATATTATTAACACATTCGCTAATATTTTGTAATTCAATGACAGGTTCATGTGATATTGGATATGTTTTTCCGTACCTGAATCCAATAGCAGGATGATATTGAATTTTATACTCACCTGCATATGTATCATTAATCGTTCGATTTGGATAAATTTTTAAAATTGTTAACGGATCTGACCAAGCTGCCGCTTCAGCATTATTTTTCCATGTAATAAAAAAACCTAACTCTGTCGAGTTCATGGACAATTCATTTGTATTATTTGTTAAAAATAATTCATTACCTATAATCCCGGCAAGCATTGTTCTTTCAGGATAATACGGCGCCTGAACAAAATATTCTGACAAATCTTTAGTAAACTTTCCAAATTCGCCGGGTTCAAGCATTTGTATTTTATTAGAATTAATAATTACTTTCGCATTTAATATTGTTATATATTCCCTTTTTTCTGTGATAAATTTCTTATACGTTGTGAATTTCCTAATATTATCAGCGCTGCTTACAAACACGCGCTGCGGGCTGTTTCTGGTACCTGCAAAGATAAGCCTTCCGTTAAAAAACGTTACTGTCTTGGGCCATTCGTTTTCACGGCTTAGCCATTCTTTTTTTTCATAATGCGTATCTTTTTCAAAAAACACAAAGGTATTTATATCTTCGTGCGCGACGCGTTCAACTTCGGTATCAATAGAAAATTTATTAATTGACAGCCGGTCATTAATTAATGAAATTATTATCGGCTGGTAATTTTGATGGCACAGTATCATTGTGTCATGATTCTGCGCATACTGGACTTCAATTATTTCATCAAGGCTGTTAAAAAGCCTCAGTTCATCATCGCTTTCAAATATATCCGGCTCGTTTGTAACCTGTCCGTTTTCGATTTTATAAATTGTTATATTATCCGGCGCAAGATGCAGTAAATAGCTTAAATTCCTGTTAATTATAAAGGGAATAATCCTGCCATTATTTTCAAGTTCTTTAATGCGCTGTGTCCCTGCGCGGCGTTTAATGCCTCCCGTCGGAATAACGTCAAAATTTTCAAGCAGTGAAGCTCCCTGGTAATACTGCGCGATATCGGTTCTGCCGAATAAAGTATTTGATAATTCGCCGGAAGAAAAATTTGTTATCAGCATATTATAATCCAAGTTCATCCTGCCACCAGGGGTTTTCATTAACCTTGGCAGCGCGGGATGCGCGGCTTGCATTGATAGCTTCCTGTTTTATAAGGAGAGCTTCCTGTAACATTTGTACATGCAGTTTAGGCTGGTCTGTTATTTTCATGGCAAATTTGGCGGCAAGTTTCTTTTCGATATATTCAAAAAACTTTGGTTCATAATCAAGTTCGATATAATCAGGATAATCGCTTGCAGGCTCGGGGTCTTGAGGCAGCTCATCTTTAATATCAGCGGCACTTCCTGCGTATAATGTAACGTCGCCTTTTGTCCAAGCCTGCCCGGAGGTCATGTATTCAACTTCCGGTCTTTCACCTGGAATCATTTGAACAATTGCGATAGGCCGTAATACCTTGCCGTTGGAAACGTAAAGGAGTTCCGCCCGCGGTACATCTGTAAGGATAAGCCTGTCTTCGACAATAAAGTATTCGTTATTTTGCAATTCAATCGGTTTGGCGCAGTCATACGGCATATCATACGTGTATGCGTATCTTTTATCTTTTATTATAGGCCTGCCTGTTCTTACCAGCCTGTCGCGCTTTCTGCCGCCGACCCATTCAACTTCAGATAACGCTTCAAGGAATGTGGACAAATAATAAGACTTTGCCAGCTCGTATCCTATATTTTTATCTGATCTGTCAGCATCAGTCAGCGGATTCTGCCCGATTGCAAATAGTGCGCGGTTAACGATGTTAAGATTCATGTTCATAACAATGGCCCCCTGAAATTACCAGCTGCCCGTTACAGGCAGCCGGGTCTATCCTGTTAAGTTTTCATTATTTGGTTCCACAGAGGTTTAGACCGATAGATTAACGCACCATCCTTTTTCAGGCTCGAACTATGCTCCTGAACAGCGAAGTTGTTTTGGCCAACTTTTACCATTGCTATTAATTTTAATTTTTCCAAATCGATAAACGATTCCGCATATAGCGGAATCGTTAAAACCGTACCCGGTGTAACATTAAAGAAACCTGTAATGTTTCCGGGCGTTTCCGTAAAGAAGCCTGCAGCTTCAATCGGGCTTGAGATATCGCCTGCCGACACAAAGCCTGCAAATGCGATAACCATCAGTAATAGAAAAATAACTTTTTTCATATCACCCCTCCTAAAAAATTACGGTCAGTCGCAGGGGATTTCAACCGTTAAGAGCGTTTACTCTTTTACGACCACACCGTTATTTCAAGCAGTTATCCACTGCTTAAAATACTATTAATCTTCCTCTGGCTCGAAGTGTGGAACTTCCAGTTTCTTTTCGGAGATAATAATATCTCCTTCCCTACGATAAACGCCGTTTACAACGCAGTTGCATTTTGCGCGGTAATGATAAGTTATCCCGTCAATCTGAGATTGCTTCTTATTTAGATCGAGTAAAGCTTCGAGTTTCATAAATAAAGTTACTTTATCAGGAAGCGTTGCAGCGCCTTGTTTCCAGCCTTTCAATTCTTGACCAAAGCGTTTTTTTTGTTCCGGTGTCCATACACCGTTTTTAACTTCCCAGAGCTTTTCAGCTTCTATAAGCAACTCGCCTTCAAGCAGTATCTTCTTATTCGCGTATATAGCTTCATATATTTTTCCAAATATATTTTCCATAACTATTCCTTTACACACCCAGATAAGAATTGATGATCGCCTGTACCCTACCGTTAAACGCCCCTGAAATTGCAACCTTCAGAAACTTGTATTTGGTTTTAGGAACAGGCAGGCCGTAGCCTTCGCTGATCATCGTAGCCGTGACAGTACCGCTTACAACGATATTGTTGTATGTACCGTTTTCGGTATCACAGCCTTTGGCGGTAAGTGTTATGCCGGCCGCGCTTGTAATTGGACCTTCCGGAAGTTTAAGATCAATTGTCATGCGCTCAGCTGTTGCTTCGCCCATATTGATCGTGTCCGGGAAATCCCCCGGGGCGTTCAAGATTCCAAAGCTGTTTAATTTGTCATAAAGAAACGCGATATTCATATATTTATGCCCCCTTACACAACCCGATCTTCGGTATTAAGAATGACATCCATCTGCCGGCAACGAATGTTGCGCACATGGGTGATCGGCTTGCCCCAGGGATCGGCTTGCATGTGAACCACATTGCCTTTATCCCTTGCGGCTTTGTCGAGCTTGATTAAGATACTGTCGTTTGAATACATCGCGTAGGTAGACGCGCCCTTGGGCATCTTATAACTGGTTTCAATGATGACATCTACAAGATCGTCACCGCTCATACCTTTCGGAATATTTGCGATTCGGATAACAGATTCCGGAACAATAACGGAAATACCGTATTCTACTTGAAACCAATCCTGATAAACCCTGTATTTCTTTTTTGAATCATCCGGATCCTGTATCGTAACAAGCCCGTTATCGATACGTTCTACGCCCACGTTCTTTGCTCCTTTCGGATAAATCAAATGGAACATTTCCCTGCCGATAGAGCAAAGATAAATGCTTGTAAGATTGTTTCCAGTACCGCCAGCATCGATGACTATTTTGCTGTCGATTTTATTACGTCTTGCCATAAGCCCGTCAAACTCATCGTCTTTACCGCCATCGCCGTAGATCAAGGTATCTGCCTGGGTTAATCCCATGCCTTTGACAATTGCGATATATTCGCTTCTGCGCGCCTGTTCGATATTGCCGGTATGCTTTACCATCGAAGCATCGACTTCCGCGTATGCTTCCATCATGGCGGTACGATCTTCGATCTTTTTGGTTTGCGTGGCAGCTTTACCGACACCCCTATTATAGATACGGTGTTCGCCATATCTTCCAATTGTGCGTTGAATCGCGATGTTCTTTGTCCCGTTATTTGCTTCAAATGCCGGAACGTCAGCTAACATCTCGTTTGTCTCACGCATCAATTCTATGATGTAATACGGATCAGGCGCATTGGCACGTCTTACGATTTCCAATGCGGTCATCTGATCATTCATGTTTAATGTTGCCATTAAAAACTCCTATGTTTTAAATTCCGGAGAGCCGCCGTCCATTATGGATTTAATGGCGGCTCCCGCTTCACCTCCCCGGGATGCTCCGCTTTCCGCGGTCATTTTCCCGTAGGCAATGAAGGCTTTAATAATTTCCTGATCTCCTGAAAGACCTGCGCCGGCAAGAAGTTTTGCGACATTCGGTCCCGCCGCGTTTAATCCGCGGGTTAAGAACTCCATGTTTTCCTTGTACTTTGAGCCGTATTCTTTTTCGAGCGCGATTGCGGCTTCCTTCTGTTTTACCTGAAGTTTTTCAAGATACGCTTTCTGGTTTGCGGCGCCGATATCCTGAAGGCTCTTGAGCATTGCTGCTCCCTGCGCTTCTGTAAGATTGGCTGCGAACGCCGCCTGCGCGAAGGTTGCGCCGTTACTTTCTGCGTCCTTTGCGAAGCTGTAATCGTTCGCGGTTTTCGGCTTGCCTGCTTTTTCCCAGAATTGTGCGACATCTTCCGGTTTTGCATCCTTCCCGGGGATGACAACGCCTGCCGCTTTGCCTTCGAGCTCAAGATAGGCTTTCGCCATTTCACCGATTTTTCCAAACTTCGCAAGCTTTCCTGCCGTTTCGGGATTATCCCTCATTTCTGGCGGCAGCTGCTCGGCCCAGGGTGCCAGTTTATTTTTACTTGGTTCGTTTCCGGTACCTCCCCCTGCGTCCTTTTTCCCTTCATCAGGTTTGGTTTCGGGTTTCGCTCCTTCCGCGCCAGCACCGAATGCGTTTGATAATAATTCTGCGTTTCCGGCCTGCTGGCTGCCGTTATCCGCCGATCCGCTTCCTGCGCCGTCAGGCGCCAGGAACAGCTTTACCCTGTTAATCAGGTTCTGCATTTTTATAACCTCCACCGGAAGAGGCGGTCTCGGCGATAAAGTCCGTTAAAGACTTTGTACCGCTTAAGCCCAGCCGCTCCCGAATAAAAAATTTTGCATATTCATTCAGTGTTTTTTCACGCTTTGTATTTGCAGGTTCATAAAGACGCAGGTCTTTTAAAAGCATGTTTAAAACTATTTTTCCGTCGTCAGTGCCAAATACCTTTTGGCAAGTTTCAACTAACAGTTCGTTTTTTTTCTTCGGTGAAAGCCTTATATTATTCCACCAGTCGTTTTGTTTTTTGCTCACATTCCGCCGCCTTCCATACCAGACATCTGTTTATTTATCTCATCGATTGCGGAGCCGGGCTTTACAGGCTCGTTCAATTTGTTGTAATTGCCCATCATTTGTTTTTGCTGTTCCATTGCCATTGCCTGCTGTTTCTGCTGCGCTTCCTGTTCTGCGCGCTGTTTGCGTATTTGTGCGATATCTTTATCTTCGCGGATGGCGTCCTGTGGAAAGCCAAGCCCTTCAAGACCTCGCTTGAGCGTGGAATCAAAATCAACTACATCAAGAGCTGTCGGACCTGCAATATTTGCAACCGCTCCGATCAGATTAAGACTTTGTTGAATACCTTGAGATTCGTGATGTTTCTTCTGTGCCTGCGCAAGCGGGCCCATAAAATCAATAGCCAATTTTGCATCTGAGTTTACAAGTCCAACAGGCGGCTGTGGTATTTTTCTCTGGCGATAAAGAATATTAAAACTGCGCTGTATTATTTTTTCCAGTGCGGAATTTAAATTTACAACAAGATCTGATAAAACTGACGCTTTCTCGCCCTGCATTTCCATTACTTCGGTCGCTGTCATTTTGCCTTGTTTTTGCTGCAAAGCCAGGAATAAATCGACAATGAACCAGTCTTTAACACGGTCTTCGATATCGCGGTATACTTCCAGTGAAATAGGGAAGTTTATTCCAATGTCGATGGGTTTTATAATATCTTCCGGTTTATCGTAATAATTAAAACCGTTAGGCACAACATTCTCGCTCCCTCTCATTTTTTCCGGTATATTATAAGGAGGCTGTCCTGCCAGCTGTGCTACTCGTAGTTTTTGTTCGTCTATTTTATTTAAGATTCGTATATCATCTAACGCTTGTATCGCTGGCGATTCGCCATACGGCGTTCCAGGAACAGGCTCCCAGATAAAAACAGCGAAAGGAAATTCATTGTATCCCGATTCCATTAATATTCTGTCGTTATCTTCGTCCATATATATTGACGCATAAGGCATGTTGTTAGCGTCTTGCGAATCATCATCACTGTCTTCACGTTTATAAACTGCGTGTATTATTGTTATTTCTTTATTGATATTATCATCAAGTTTTAATTCTCTTTTTTGTTCTTCGCTTAGATTTTCTTCACCAAAAAAGACCGCGGCGTTTTGTAATGATATCGAATATCTTCGGAATAATGTATCGGTATTATCGTACTCGTCTGTATCTAAAAATATTTCCTGCGTTTTTAAAGCCATGAAACGCAGCCTATTTTCATTTATCACTTCATCGATTAACATTACACCGTGTCCGTATTCAACCGCACTGGCAATCATCAGGCTTGCTTGCTTGTAAAGGTTAGACATGCGGAACTCCGAATAAAGTTTTCGTTCTACTTCTTCAAGCCAGTCTTTGGCGCCGTGGATTTTATCCAGGTGAGTTTGATCTTCTAATGTAAGTTTTTGCCATACGATATTTGGCGATATGGAATATCCTACAAGACCGGAGCGCAGTGTTTTGGCGAACTGTGTAGGGCGGCTAGTAAACCTTTTCGAGCGTTTTGGGGTTTTATCGCGCGGATTTTCCCAATTATATATTGACGGGGATACATATCTTTGAACGTCCTTCCAATCGGATAATCTTTTATCCCGTTCATTTTTCAGGCGCTCATAATATTTTTTAAGTTTGACGGCTTTTTCTTTATCAGATACGGTTTCCCGGCCCATAGACACTCCTACCCACAAATAAATACAATGTGGAAAATAGTTAAGTATCTATTGACGCCTGTTTCTGGGTAGCCAATATTTTTACTTATCTTTCTTATAACATATAATTATTAAACCCGTCAAGAGGTTTATTTAAATTTATATCCGGCTTTCTTCAATGTTTTTGACACTGTTAAAAATAACCATTGGAAGTACATTACAAGCCTTTCTTCATCTTCACCGTCATAAAAACCCTTATATTGAGTAATAAAGTAATCATGTGAAAACGAAGCGTGCAAACATTCATGTGCTATAATATCAGTTGTCAGTTTTTCTTCATTAAAAAATATTATTCCAAACATTAAAGGCCTTGCTTTTCCCTGTGTATATTTGCATTTTACATTTGGCGAATCTGTCCATACAGCTTCAAAATCATTTTGTTTATACTCATATTTATAAAGTTTACATATTTTTTCATTTTCTTTTTTCATTGTCTGCTTATGTTTATATACCCTTACTTTTAAAGTGTCAGAATATCCCGGTCTTTCAATTATAAATTCTTTGTAAGTTTTCATTAATAATCCCCCAATGGGTCCCAGCTTGCGGTTTTCTTTGTCCCGAAATTCCAGCTGCCGTTCTGTTTGCGGAGCGCGCGGCCGGGGAATTTCGCAAACTCGCTCATACATGCGTAACGCGTTTCATCATATATATGATCTTCCAACTTTGAATTAACGTCTTCAGGATTATTAGGGCTTGGCGTAAGCACAGGTATTGTGCGGATAAAATCAACGCAATGATCAAAAATAAGCATCATTGGTTTACCGTCTTCGCCCAGCGTCATCATCTGTTGATGGACCTGCATAAGGCCGTTTACTCTGTCTTTATCTTTAAACATTTTGGTCATCTTAAATCCCGCTTCTTCCCATTGTTCCCCGGGCGACGGCAAGTCGTCTGTTTTATTCCACATAGCTCCGTCTGCTATAATTTCCGTTACACCTTCCGCGACCGCGTCCCCCCATGCTTTGGCTGCTGCCTCCGCGGCGCCCATCCTGATTCCGGTATTCGCTTCATGCTTTGCGCAGCCGTACCATTCGCCGTAACGTATCAATCTGCCTTCTTCATTTACAGCCCATTTGCCAAGTGAGAACGGCGCGCTAAATCCCCAGTCCAGCGAATAAAACCTTTTCCATTGTCCTGAAGGAAGCGCAAACGGCTTAACAACATGTTTCTCTCTTCTGAACTCGTCAAATACCTGGCCGGCAAATACGTCCCAGTCGCCTTCCAATAACGCGCGGCGTAAATGAGTAGGCAGCATTTCAAGTCTTTTTAAATACTCAGGATCGTTATCTAAAAGCTTTTTATTATCCTGAATAAGCGCTTTAACGAAACTTCGCGTAAGTCCGTCTTTTGTTTTATATATTTTGCCGGGCTCAAATCCGTCGATAAACCTTGTTTTTATCCACGCGTGGCCTGGACCTCCGGGGTTTGCAGTCCCGCGGATATAACACGGAGCTCCTGCGGCGCTGCGCGCGCGGCTCATCATATAACGCCAGCAGTAATCTGTAGGATAATTGCCCAGCTCGTCAAACCCTATCCATGTGTATTCCTGTCCCTGATACCGCGTAACGTCGTCATCCCTTTCAAGGAATCTGAATTGAAGTTTTGATCCAGGCGGAAAATAAAACGTGCGTTCCGCCTTATTCCATCTTGCGCCTAACGGTATGTACAGCTGTTTGGCGCGGTTTATTATGCTTTCAAGTTCAGGATATGTGCGCCTGAATAAAATTCCTTTCCAATTCTGCCGCCAATCGTTACAGAATGATATAAAATCTACAAGAAGAAAATCACTTTTTCCTCCGCCCGCAGCGCCTCCGTACAGAAGCTCAAATGAATTATTCGCCAGCGCTTGCGCTTGTCGCTTCTGGGGGCTCCAGAGTTCCTTCATCCTGCGCTCCTTCTAATTCGTCTTCATTGAATAATTCTTTTTGAACCGCTTTTAATATTTCCATATTTCCAAGATCAGTTCCCGCGATTATTGTATTTATAGGCTTGCCGTCTATCCTGTCGAATATATATTTAATCGCAGGTATTTCTTTATCGTATATCGCAAGCTGCCATAATCTTTTAGCAAGCGCGTCTTTACATTTCATTCCGTCCAGTTCTTTTAATTCTTTATTTTCTTTCAGATGTTCAGGAATTATTATTTTTTTATTCCCATATTTAGATAATACTTCTGTCAGGCTGTTTTTCTTTTTCGGACGCCCGTGAGGATTATTTGTCTGTCCTTTTGATAACGGCATTGACGCTCTCCCATTGTTACCGCGGGAAAGCTTAAAGTCAGGTTCGGATTTTATCTGTTTTGTTTTCTTTTGTTTATCAAGAATTTACCCGGTCCAAACACGCTTCAAGAGTTCCCTTTAGTTTGTCCGGACATCAGTTTTCTGGCAGCCCTATCTTATTCTTATTATATTTATGCTTTTTTGTCAACTTTTATGAGTATTTTTTTATTACCGCAGCAAAAAGTGATTTACTTTGTGTACTACTAGGTATTATATAGTAAAATATTTTTATTTTTATACTATATATTAATATCACAAAGTATATCACTATGTCACTTTTTATTATAAGTCTATACTACATAAGGACTTATCAAGTGATATACTTAGTGATATACAGTGATTTAGTGACTTACTTCGCCTTTTTCATCCTTTAAATTAATTATTCTTTCCTTCTTCTACAGTAAAAAAGCAGCGCTTCATCTTCTTCTGTATGAGAGTATTGGTTATTTTTGGCAAAAATAAAGGCGAAGTGACATACTTCGCCCTAAAGTGATTTACTGGTTTGTCACTTTTCTTTAATTCTTTTTTAGTATTTTTTTTGTTTATCCGCCACAGTCATTATGCAGCTAGCTTCCGGGAAGCGGTGGACCGGTTAGTTTTATATTAAGATATGCTGTGCCTGTATTTTTATGTTTCTTCTCTTTTATATGGACGGAGAGGTGTTCGCCAAATTTGTTCTTACCCATTACTTTCTTAATGCCTTCATTTGCACACCAAGCCTGGAAGTTTTTATACATATCCGAAAGGTCTTCTTCGTTACCCTGCATAGGCTCCGTTTTCTCTTTTACCCAGCGGCCGACAAGGTCCTGGCTTTCAAGATATTCTTTGCTCGCTTCATCGATTACTTCACACGCAGGAAACGCCCTTGCTCCTCCGCCTACTTTATAATACTGCCTTGCAAAATATATTAATAATCGTAAAATCTGCGGAGCTTCAGCAAGCAGTTTCTTTTCCAAATCAGGCACTATTTCTTCGTCGGGGACGGTGTAATCAAACGGCACCATGCGAACGCGCCTTTTTGCGTCCATGCCGGTATTCTTCAGTGATAACCTTTGATTGCTGCCGACCGCAAGTTTGCACACGCTGCGTAACGTTGAATCTTTCTTAAATTTCATTGGTACGTTCATAGGATCGCCTGTTGTTATTTCCTTTATTAACTTCATGTTAAGCTGGCCTTCGCCTGCGTCCGCGAGTACTCCCATGCGTATGCCGTGCATCCCCGATAACAAAAACTGTGAAGCAAACCTATTTTCAATAATTATATCCTGGGATATCGGCGCAGCGTAATCGCCCATTATCGACATCATTAATTTTAACAGTACTGATTTTCCGTTCTGGCCGCCCCCGTGGAAATTAACGAAGAAGGAGGCGCCTGTTTCACCTGTAAGGCAATACCCGAAATAAAATAAAACCCATAACGCAAGGTCAGGCCTTTCAATTCCGTCTTTGCTTGTTACCTGCATGATGAATTTTTTAAACTCAGGCGTTATGTCAGGCATCTTATCTTCATCTTCCACTTCCGCAGGTTTGTATCTGTCACTCTTTGTTATGTAATCTTCTGGCTCGCAAGGACGCACTTCGCCAGTTTTTAAATTGTATAAATCTCCCAGGCAGTTTCGTACCGCGGGGTCGGTGTCAAATGAATCGCGTAACACCGCTATACGTTTATCGCGTTTTAAAATAGTCATTACAGCGTTTATGCCGCTTGAATTTCTTATACCGCGGGCAAATCGCAGCTCCTCGTATCTTTCTTCCGTCGCGCTTTCAGCTAACAGTCTGCCGAAATGACGCACTATCCACTGGACCATGCTTTCCGCGTATTCTTCGCCTTTCCAGCAGCCGTCCTCGGCGTTCCAGCCCATCCAGCCGCTTTCACTGTACCGGATATAACGGCCGCAGTGTATTACGATATCTTCTACGACATCATCTTCGCTTAAATCATTGTTTTCCCAGGGATCGTATTGTTTGGGAATTTGCTGTATCACATAATCGGCCATGCGGCCTGATAATGCGGCATCTTTATAATCCCCGGGCTTTTTTGAACGCGCCTTCTTTGTGCCTTTATGCACGTAATATTCTTGAGTTGTTTTTTCCTGGTCAGGCTTTTTCGCCGGTTGTTTCGCCATTTAGTTATTTACTTTATAAAATGCCTTTGCGAATCCCGGCGGCGTGATAGCTCTTATAGCAGATCTGTCAAGTTTTAAATCTTTATATTCAGGCGGACATTTTGGAACACTGAAATCTCTGGCATTAGTTCTTCCAGAAGGATTTCTCAC